ATTGGTAGCTTCTCCAATGTCAGTTACACCAGAACCGGTATAAATTGCTAGAGTTGGGCCAGCGTTATTAGTTCCATCTAGTGACGCTACGGGAATTGCTCGGCGGCCCACTTCTGAATACGCACTCATAATCACGGCTCTCCTTAGAATTTTTACCTCAAAAGCCCCTGTAGGTATCTCGGGGAAAGATACCTACAGGGGCTAACCTGGATAGAGTTATCGGAGGCTATAACTTATCAGGCGGGCTCGGTGATGTTAGTAATCACGCCGTGCTGGTTACGCATACCGGTAGCTAGCTGCCAGTAGCACTTAAGGAGGCCCTGGAAACGGTCGAAGTTGTCATCCCACTTGAGAATGGCTCCGTCCGAATCTTCAAAGTACCAATCCTTGTTACGGTAAATCTTGATGGACTTCTCATTGAGGAAGAACATGCTATTTGCGGGACAATCGACATCTTCCACAACAGGAATTTCCTTGCCGTGGTTGAACGAAAGTCCAACAAGACCGCCCTCAAAGCTCTTCGGCTCATTGTACCGACGAAGAGAAGTCATTAGGTTGTAATACGCACGACGAACACCGAGCGAACAGAAAATAGCCGTAGGACGGCCACCGCTTGAACGGCGGCGAATCTGATCGCAAAGCGCAATCATAGCGTTTTCTGTTAGCGTAGTAGTTGACGTATCAACAACCGAACGCCAGAACTCATTACCTGCCGTAGCAGAGTTGATACCGTGAACAGTACCAGTAGAGTTAACTAGCGTGTTAATTCCGTAAGGCTCTTGTCCGTAGTTACCAGCACGCACAATTGCCGTGGTTACAGCAGCGGTAACTGATCCGGAAAAGGTAACCGTTCCGGCAGCATCGTTAACGCCGATAACGGTAACACCGGTGCCGCCAGTAACTGGAACACCAGTTGACTGAACAACACAATCTACAACCATACCGATATCAAACGGCTGAGTGTTATCAACGGCTTGAGTAGCGTTAGTTGCAGCAGTGGTAACCATTGCGAGAATACCACTAGTGTTGTTAGTGGCACTTGCACGGTGACCGTAGATGATACGGTTACGGTCCTTAGAAACGTCCTGCTTTAGACCATCCATTTCACCGTCCATTGCGGACATGAAAGCCTGAGCATTAGTTTCTGCTAGTTCCATTGCCGGACCAGTAATCGAGAAACGGCCATAACCGTAACGAAGATCCTCGGTTGCAGCAACGTAACCCTGACGGCCAGCGGGAGCTAGCTGAGTGTTTTCTGCTCGGTATGAAATACCAGAGTTACGGCGGTTACGAACCGGGAAAACTACCCGCTTACCACCAACAGTGTCAATTACTCCTTCTGACGTCTTCTCAAGACGCTTTGAAGTAATTTCTTCATCTTGAAGGGCGTTATTAACGTCACCTTCGTAAATCTCTTTGAGGATACCATCAACAGTGGTACGGGTTGCGGTCATTTTATTCTACCTTCCGAATTGGGCTTTTAGGAGTTCCGCTCCGTATTCCTTGCGGAATGCGGGATCGCTAAGTTTTGACTTATCAACCTGGTCTAGCGGAGTTCCACCCTGCCCCGAAAGTAACCGTGGGGCTTGCTGACTCCTTCGACTGTCAATATCACCAACGGCTTCATTCCACGATTGTACTGCCTCCTCGGGAGATAAGCCTTGGCTGATCTTGAGAAGCACGTACTCGTCGTTGAATGGGCCACTATTAGTATGCAACTCTTCCATCACATTGTCAAGCATCTTTAACTGTTCCTGAGTTTCTTGATCCTCTTTAAAAGAAGAAAGCTCATCTCGAAGCTCTTGCAGTTCCTGAGAAGTTCTCTCGTTAGGATCATACTGCTGCCCCCGATCTTGCTCTTCCTCTTGCTCGTACTCTTCGTTTTGCTCGTTCATTTCGTCCAATAGCTCCTGAAATAGTTCTGGGTTTTCGTCGATGAATTCTTGCGTTCGTGCGATAAACTCAATTGGGTTAGAAGAGAGTTCCTGCATCAAAGTCATAGCGGTCTGAATGTTAGTAACGTCGCCAAATTCCTCGTAGGTCTTTAGCTTGCCGGAATAGTCTTGGAACTTCTTTGTGACTCCTGCGTCCCAATCTTTTACGTACTTTTCAACAATCGAGCGATCCTGTTCAGGAATCTTAGACAAAAATGAGTTAGCTAGCCCCTCGTCATTATCACCTACAGGTTGCTCACTTAGGCCGCCGATTTGCGGCGCTGTAATTCCCCCGGTATTAGTCAGTTCTTCATCCATTAGTCATATCTTCCTGTGGTTGTGGATCGTCCGGATTAGGTATCTCGCCAGCCTGCATCTTCACTTCTTCAATGAAGACTTTCTGGTGGGCTTCATAATGGTTGATAAAGATACTCTTTACCTCATCAGGAAGCAGTTCAAATTCTTGGGTCTTCATGTAGTTGGTATGCTCTATAACGTGAATTGCGTGCTCATCCCAAGCGTTAGGAAGAACTTCCTCTCCGTCAGCCATACGCAAGTTTTCTCGCATGGCTTGGTTTTCGTTTACCTGCATTTCATCGTACATGGCAGCGGTTTCGCTCATATTCATGTTCTTAAGACCGAGCTTAGGATCAATCATCTGCATCTTAATCATCTCAAGAATAGACGCCTGCTTAGCTGCCCGACTTCTAGGAGCCATTGAGTCAGCAACAACTCGGTAGTCAGTGTTATTCTTTAGGTCAGCTGCCTTGAATTTGATAGCTCCCTGTACGTTAGTCTTAGATACCGTAGAGATAATTCGCTCGGTATCCCAGAACTGCTGAACTAGATGTAGAGATTGCTGCCCGGAACATGCTACTGCTGCTTCGATCGACGCAATAGTATGATAGAGCCGAGTGTCATTCTCTTCCTGTAGGTACGCAATAGCTGATGCGGCTTCAACTCCCGGCGGAGTTTTACCCTTAGTGACCTCAAATTGGCCACTAATCTCATCCATGTCCATTGCTGTACGTTCTAGGTCTTGATTAACGTAGTTAGGCATATCAGGATTAACCAACCTAGTAGGACGATCAGCGCCTGGCTGAACTTCAATAATCTGCCCAGGAACTGCCCGAATCTTTTTAACATCTTGTGCCCCACGAGTTACTACTAGAGCGGGCTTAGACGTTAGATCTCTAGCTTCTGCGATTTGCGAACGAGTAAGGTTGTACTCTTTCTGCGGAGAAATGAGATCGTCAATTGTAGACTGAGCGTAGTACGCCCCAGTCGGAATGTGATCTATTTTCTGGAAAGGGTACTCGCCGTGCTCATAAGGAAAGTCTCCGCTGTATAGAACGGTAGAGCCTGCGTAGATAACCAAAGCGCCCTTAGGATATTCTCCGCACGGCTTAATCCATACTTCCTTAACCTGAACCTGCTGAAAGCGATTCGTCTTGTTAATGTTGATAGAAGATAGGAACCGCTGCTCAAATCCTAGGCCACCGGTTTCTGTATCCGGTACAATGTCAACGCCCCACTGAGCTTTAACATAAGACGGGTCATATCCTGCTGCCTGACTTACCCAAGGCTGATCCTGAATGTCTAGGATATCTAGATGAGGAACAAAGATATGGAATGGAGATGGAGCGTCAAACGAGATGGCTCCGAGCTTTTTGTTCTTAGGAATCTTCTTTCCTTCGTCGTACCAAGTCTTAGTATAGCCTACCCCGCAAATAGTAGCCCACCACACTGCTGTATGTCGAGCTCTGTTGTACTTACCTGCATAGAAAAGAAAGTCTACTAGAGACTCGGCAGTTTTCGACGAGGCAATATCTCCCGCATCGGAAGTATTGGGAGCAACAAAACCCTGCTGCTCTTCTTTAATTAGCTTCGTGAACTCATTGCGAACAATAGGCTTGATCTTGTTATAGACCAAACGCTTACGGTGGGGTGCAGCAGGGGGATTAAGCATAGACTGCCCAGAGTTGGCAGACATATTCTTAACCCAGCGTACCCACTGGTTTCCCTTATAGAATGCCATGTTAGTAAACCACTGGCGTTCAAAGGAGATACGGAGATTCTCAGCTTGTTTTAGCTTAGAATCCCACTTAGCCGTATCAAACTGAATACTAGGCGGCTCTAGGGCTTCCTCGGTTCCAGTTAGACTATTGGATAAGGACATTATCGAAAACCTCTCCGTTTACGACTTCTTCAATGTCTTCTTCGGGGTCATACTCTACAGTTTCGTAGAGATTGACTTCTTCTAGTTCCGACTCAGGATCGTATTCATTTACCGAGTCAGCAGAATAATCAAACGGCTTCGGCAAGAGAGACTCTAAAAGCCGGTTGTTCTCCCGCAAAGTCTCCGCCAGAATCTCCTGATTCTTCGCCAACATCTTCTGAGTCTCCAGAATCGACTCCACTACCAGGTCCGGAATCTCCATTGTCATCTGCTTTCTTATCAAGAGTAATTGGAATCATTTTCAGCGGGTCAAGATTTCGTAGTTCTTCTCGCTGGTAGATATTGTAGGCTCGGAACAGGTCAGAAAAGAAGCTGTTAGTGCAATCTGCGCACAGGTAAACGATTCCGTCCGTCCACGTTTTGTATCCGGAATCGTCTTCGTAATTAAAAACAGAATCAAATCCCAGGTCTACGAACCATGAAGAGTGCTGAGTTCCACACTTAGCGCATACTCCCGGCTCAATGATAGGGT